TTTCAGATTTTACCACATAGCATTTGAACTTGTCACATTGAATAACCATCTTTCCATCGCCTCTATCCTTGGCTGCTGGAATTGCTGCTTTTGCTAATGCATTATAATCGGTAATTAGTGCTAGTGGTACTGCTGGGTCTTTACAAACAGCCACCTCATAATGCTCTAAATCCTTTAATTCATATGCCACAGTGCCATCTTTCATAACTCTTGGTTTTCTGTCTGATTTTGTTGCACCACCAAAACTCAGTCCCTTGTATTCTCCAGATTTTATTTTCTCCCAAATGTCATCATCTAATTCATAATTTTTATGTATCTTTCCAGTTATCTTAATTGCTGGATATTCAGTACCATCGGTATCTTTGTAAACAGCCCTTGCGAAATTAATGCCTTTGCCTATAACCCTGTTTGAATGAGTATCAGTAATAGGTGCTCCTCTGTCTACCCATATTGGTAATACTTTGTATAATTCGTCTACTAGGGTAATTTCTCCCTGTCTATCCTTCATTTCGATTGTCAGATAACCTTCAAAGTACCTTTCCCCTCTAGCCATCTCTGGGAGTATTTCCAGTGATTTTGTAACTAATGTGTCTACAAACAGCTCCGAATCCATATATAGCGTAATATTCTATTATTTATAAAGATTTCTTAGGGTAAAAAAAAAGAATAATAGTAGTATTACTACTTATTCATCGTCTTTTTTTGCTTTACTTATTACAAAGTCAGCAGCGAAACCAGTTGAAAGACCAATCAAAGCTAATCCTATCAGACCTACAGAGTCAACTGCTATAGTTTGTCCTACGGCTATTGCTGCAAATGTAGATATAATTAACGCTCCACCTAGTTTTTTAGCAGAGTATGATTGTCCATCACTGTGTAAATAGCCTCTCAGAGTATTTAAACCTGCTCCGACTATTGCTGCAGCGACTGTTACTAATGTTGGGTCTACCATATACAAAGCCAACACATTCATCTATATAAACATTCTTCTAATCGTCTAGAATTTTACTCACAAGGTCGTCCAAGTCCGAGTTCGGATTCTTCTCTGGGTGTAGCGTATTAGTCTGCCTGTCTAACGCAGAAGCTAAAATAATTAGGGCTTTTTGTAGGTTTTCCACCTTTTTACATAGATCGTTTGACGTTTTCTGAAGTCTTCTAAAAAATCCAAAGATAACACCTCCACAACCTAGTATGGCTGACAATATGACAGCTTCGTATAGATTTTCGAACATAGTATTACTTGTATTCAGAAGTATTTAAATTATCAATACGTTTTAGCGTTCCATCTTCGATGAGACTCAATATAACATGTGTGTCTGCCATAAATATTTCAGACAGTTGCTTAGTGCCACCGAAGCATGAAAATTTACCACACCCAAAACAAACATATACTATTATTAGACCTGAATAATAACCATATTGTCTTTTACCGCATTGGCACTCTATAGTGCTATCCATGTGGTTATAATAGAAAGGTTTATTATAAAGTAAACGGTAGTCATGTTATGGGTATCTCATTCCATGTGTATCAAAACGTAGCTGAATATGTCAAAAGAAATAAAGATAAGGTAAACCCAAAGGCTGAAGTAAATGAGGCATCATTGCCTTTGGCTGATTTGTATATAACTCCAGATGAAAAACTAATGCTTGTTTTAGACTGTTTGAAGTTATTTGAACACCCAGATGTATCAAGAAGTATAGCATGCTTTCAATTAAACAATATTAAGAAACACTTAAAGGGAGATGAAAAACTCGTATTACATGACAAGATTTCGTTTGACCCAAAGAAACAAACAGTAAATTTTATATCAAGGAAACTGAGAAAGCCTGCAATGTCAATAAGGGTGGGAAGATTCTGGGGTGACCTTCCAGAAAAAACAAAAAAAGTAGATTCTAAACATAAGTTTTTCAATGTACTTTATAATAAAGTAGATTTAATACTAGCAAAATAATTATCTTCTTATAGATTTTGAAGGATCGTTAAAAACATATCTCCAATCTTTACCATGTTTAGTTCTCATGCTTATCCAGAAGGGGTCTGCATATAACATTCCCCCTTTCTTGTTGTATTCCTTTGTAACATCGGCTATCTTCCTATGACATTTATGACATAGCCTTGCATTAATAGATTCTATGTTAAATTTATACTTGCCACAAAACAAACATAATCCATACATCTTTTGTGTTATAATCGCAAGCAATGGCTCTCTTCCACGCTTACCAGCACACTCTCCGCATATATCCATAACTGTAGCTGCTGCAGCATCTTTCTTAAAACAGCTTATACAGATTGCTTCTTTATAATTATCTACATGAGTATATTCATCATTCTGGTGTTTCTCCCAGAGTTTCTTTCCTATTAACTCTCCACCAGTATTAACGTTTAATTTTGTCAAGTGTAAGCAAGTGTAATTTTCTTCAATGCGTCCTGCAGTATTACATAGACATTGTTTGCCGTGTAATCATTTTCACAGACTCTCCTCGACTCTTTTTTGATGTCTTCGATTGTATCGTCTATGGTTTTAAAATCTGCACTATAAACAGATCCTGCTTTTTTGTACACGCTGATTTCGTTTCCCTTTAGTTCGACTATTTGGGCTTCTATCTTATCTTCGAACCTTATCTTTGATGTTTTTTTAAGTTCTACTTTTGCCGTTGTCTTTTCGGTCACTTTCTTTTTATCTGCCATACATAATCAACATGCTTGCCATATATAAACTTTTATTCGTCTTCGTCTTCCCATCTTCTGGTGTTTGCAAGTTCAGATTTCACTAATTCACGAGCCTGTCTAACAGTCATTCCAGCACTTGCCCTTAGTTCGTTTACAGTTTTAGTTTTCTTCCATTGAAGGTCAACCGCACTTTGCAGTGTAGCTTTTACTACTTTATAGTTAGACTGATTAATTCCATCTGGAAATTTATTATGTTCAAGATAATAAATTGGTGGTGCTGATTTCTCACTCATGCTTGTACCACTTCCACTTGCTGGGTGACCTTGTGCCACTCCACCCTCATCTGAGGGTCTTCTATGTTTGGGTTCTCCTTGCATTCTTTGTGTCTCTTCTTCTGGTGCTGCAGTTCCTCTACCTCTGCCTTCTTTTCCGTTTGCTCCACCAAGTGACATCATCTCCATAGTTCCTATAACTGGATTCTTAGATACCTTGAATTCTCCAGTGTGTGTTCTTGTTACTTCGAACCCCATTGACTGTAATAACTGCATGTTCTGTATCTCTACTCCTTCTGTTTGTAAGTCTCTTAGTTTGTCTGTTTCTTCTCCTGCTTTTAATCTTAATTCCCAATCTGAAACATTTACAAGTGCAGCAAGTTTAGTAAAGAATGCTTTTTTCAAAACATCTTGTCCCCACGCAACTGCCCTGTTTGTAATTGTAACTTGTAATCCCTCTTGTGACCAGCCAGAAGGTAATTCTCCAAAATAAAGTGGTAAAACTCCAAAAACTGCTCCGATTATCATTCTGAGTTCTCTTCTCATCTCCATAAAGTCTAATTCCTTCAAAGAACCCGTGAAATCGATCCACTGAGCCAAATTCTTGCTCCCTTTGTCGCTTTCAACAAGCAGTGGGTGTATCATGTATGGGTCTTCTGTTGCTTTTTGCTCCAAAACGTCCCATGACTTTCTGAATGTTTCGTAATTACGTGAAGCAATTACTAACATGCCCCTTGGGGGTCTCATTTTATCGAAATATTTTCTAATGTACTCGTCCATGTGTGATAGTGCCATTGCTTTTGACCAAATTGAGTAAATTGGAGAGTAACCATAAAGCAAACTTGGTTTGTATTTACCTGCCTTCCAAATAACTTCACCTTCACCGTAAACAACACGCTTTGGTTGAGGTATTCCAATGGAGTAAACAGAATTAACTTCACAGATTGCCTTTAATGCTTGTGCTCCACACCTACTACATACTGGGTCTGACAGTCTTTTGTCCCTGTGCTCGAATCTTGGACATACAAACACTTTTTTTCGCTTATCATCATAACCAATACGCCCATCACTGTCTGAAATGAGAGCTACTTGCGGTGGGTCTATCCGTATCATTTCCTTTATCATAGTCTTCTTATGATCAATGACACCACTTCTATCATCAATACTATAATTTTTTAATAAAAGTAAATATGCGTTGTCTGCTATTTCCAAATCTCTTTCTAACTGTCTTGCAACATCTTCAAGGGTTTGGTCGTTTCCGTTTATTGGTTTGGTCATAAGTTCTTCCAGTACTTTTCTATTCTTTGGCTCAGGTCTTGCCAAGTCATCAGAGCCACATGTATCACACCGTAAGTCTTTTAGTGGATTAAACTCTTCTGTAGTAGCCTTTACTACACTTGGTTTTGACGACAAAGAACGTACTTCATTATCCTGATTTGTCTGAAATGGCTGTTCATCTGGTGCTTCGTTCTTCAGGGGGGCGTATTGAAATTCCTTTGAACAGTTGTTGCATTTAAACTTCCATTTTTCAACAACCTCAAAACCGTTTTTGAACATCTCTCTGTTTAAAGTTTCTATAGGTATTCTTAATGCATCAATGTTATCTGCCAACTCATAAACCATTATGAGTGGAAATGGAAAAATTGGTAATTTTGCACCTGTATCAGTGCTCATATACGGCTGTGCTATGCTAGGTCGGGTGGTAGTTTCCGTAAAACTCTTATTAGCACCTGATAAACTCCTATAAACGTTCCTTAAGGAGTCACCAATACCCATATAGTGTGTTAATATTGCTACTTTATAAACTTTGTCAGGATTTGTAAGGGTTTTGTCACTTAATGTTATCTATATCGCCATGTACTTGACAATATATATTCCTTGATCCTGTACAAATACAGCTCTTTGTTTGTTTATCCTTCTTTTTGATTAAATCTACCATGAAACAGATATACTTATATCATATATTAAGATTCTTATATTTGTCTAGTAGTGTGAGTCTGCATACCTGAGTAGCATTAACTGCGAAAAGGAGGGCTGGTTTTAGGCTAACCAGCTAGACACTAAAGTTTATTAGTTGTTTAAATACTCCTTGTAGTATGGTGGATCTAGAACCAGAAGACTATTTAAACCTTATTAGGTGGTTTGAATTGGTGTTCGGTAAAAAAGTAAAGAGTTTGGAAGATGTACCACAAACCGATAAACGCACATATTGGAAGTTAAAGTTTTTAGCGGAAGATAAAATTAAAGAACTTAAGCAGGAGCAGTTTGACGATTTGGTGTTAAATTGAAGAAAGTAGTGATGAATATGGTAACCATAGGGATAATTATGCTCATGCTATGGTGCATGTATATCACAATAGTTATATATTCCGACAGCCAGATAGAAGGCATGAATAAACCAGAAAGATGTATTGAAAATCTCATAGGAGGAACAAAAACATGCAATAATGTTTATTCTCACTTCGGGTTGAATCCATGAATGCAGAACACTTTGGAATAGCAGTAACTCTTCTAGTATTATTGGTAGTAATAGCAATTACTATTATATTAACAGGTCTGGGCGGGATAGAAATACCATCAATCATACCAGAAACAATAACTCCAGCACCAGAGCCAAATCCATACTATGAGTGGTGCTATAAGATGAATATAGACTGCAGTT